GGAACTCCATGATGAATGGACTAAAGTTACAGGGAAAAAATGGGTTGTTTACACCACCTATGTTTTCTCATGTCTACAACCTAAAGACAGTGCAGCAATCAAATGACAAGGGAACTTGGTTTGGTTGGTCTGTTTCCAAAATTGGTCCTTGTACTAACAGGGCTCAGTATGAGCAGGCAAAAGGTTTTGCTGATAGTGTCCAAAAAGGGGCAATAGAAGCAAAGCATTCTAAAAACGACGAGAAGAGCGAAGATACTCCTTACTAGGGGTATTGGGGCGGCGTGGAAGCGAGAGGGGAAGCGTCGCCCCTTTACAATTTAAATAGAAATGATAGTGAAGAAAGATAAATTTAAAAATATATTTGAAGGGCTAAAGATAGCATATGGACAATATCAGAAAGGTGATCGTAACGAAAACGGTAAACAGACAGGCAAGGCATTCATTGTCAGAAAAAATGTTAGCGATGATCTGTGGGAAAACCATTTACAAGGCAAAGGTGCGGCTCTCGGGATCATCCCGATTAATGAAGATAATTTATGTAAGTGGGGTTGTATTGATATTGACGAATATAATTTCGACCACGCTAGCCTCGTACAAAGTATTCGAAGACTTAAGCTCCCGTTAATAGTTTGCAGAAGTAAATCTGGCGGAGCGCACGTTTTTTTATTTACAAAAAATTTTATACCTGCATCTCAAATGCAGAGTACATTAAAAAAAATGGCCAAGACTCTTGGCTATGAAGGTTCAGAAATTTTTCCAAAACAAACAGAAATATTAGTTGATCGTGGAGATACAGGTAATTTTTTAAATTTACCATATCACAATGAAATGAAAGGCTTACGATATGCAATTAAAGACAACGGAGAAGCAGCATCTTTGTCAGAATTTTTCGAAATGTATAGTGCATATGTTCAAGATAAATTAGAAGAAGTAAAAATAGAACAACCAAAAATAACAGAAGCTTTTATAGATGGTCCACCATGTTTAAATAGATTAGCTAAAGATGGCTTTGGAGAAGGTGCAAGAAACAATGCATTATTTAATATTGCAGTATACTATAAACAAGCAACACCAGATACATGGGAAGATGAATTAGTAAAATCAAATCAAAAATATATGAGCCCACCATTAAACAACACAGAGGTTCAAATGTTAATTAAATCAGTAAATAGAAAAGGATACGATAAATACAGATGTAAAGATGCTCCTATTAATTCTGTATGTCAATCTGGTTTATGTAGAACTAAAAGATTCGGAGTCGGATATGGTGAAGAAGAAATGCCAAGTCTTGGGAGTCTTACAAAATATACATCAAAACCACCACAATGGTTTTTAGATGTGGGTGAGTCTAGAATAGAATTAAAATCAGAACAACTCTATAATCCAGGTATGTTTGCTCTAGCATGTTTAGATCAAGCTAATCTTATAATACCAGTATTGAAACCAAAAGATTGGAAACAATACTATTTAAAACCTTTAATGACAAACATACAAGAAGTAGAACCATTAGAGTCTTTAGATCCAAGAAATGAAATTATGGATTTGCTACAAGACTGGACAACAAACAGACAGAATGCAAGAACCATGGATGATATATTTAATAAACTACCATACACAGATGATGGTAGAGAGTTTACATATTTTAGAATGGAAGACTTTTTTAATTTTTGTAAAAAAAATAATTGGGATATGGACAAAACAAAAACAGGTAATTTAATAAAACAATTAGATGTATTTGTAGATGAAGTAAGAATGACAATTAAAAAACAACAACCGAGATTAATTAAAATAAAAGCAATGAAAAAAATAGAGGCAAGTATATCACAGGTTAAATATCAAGAAGAAATATTTTAATGCGTAGTGAAAAAAATATAATTTTAATACGTCATGCAAAATGGTTATGGGACAACAAGTTAAAAAAAGAAGCTAAGGAGTGTAAAAAACAAGCGTATGAAGACCATTATACTAGGTCCACCAGGTACTGGAAAAACAACAACTCTCTTAAACCTCGTAGATGAGTTTATCCAACAAGGTATTAGGCCAAAACAAATAGGTTATTTTTCTTTTACAAAGAAAGCAGCCACTGAAGCAGCCAACAGAGCAGCTATAAAATTTGAATTAGATGCAGAGAATGATTTAGAAAATTTTAGAACACTTCATTCTTATGCTTTTAAAATGTTAGGGATGACAAAAGAAAAAATGATGTCAGCTTCTGATTATAAAGAATTTGGGCAAAAATGTGGCATACCAATCAAGACAGCTAAATTCTCTACAGAAGACGGGACTTTTAACTCAGACAATGAATATCTTACAATAATAAATACGGCAAGAGTAAGGCAAATGGATTTATTAGAGTATTATGATTCAAGACAAAATATATTAGATATAGAAAGAGGCACTCTTTATTTAATATCAGAAGAATTAAAAAGATATAAAAGTGAAAAAAGATTAAAAGATTTTACAGATCTATTACAAGATTTTTTAGACCAACAAATTAAATCAAAATTTGAAGTTTTATTTATAGACGAAGCACAAGATCTATCATTATTACAATGGAAAATGGTAAAACAAATATGGCAAAATGTTGACAAAACATATATTGCAGGTGACGACGATCAAGCAATATTTAAATGGGCTGGTGCAGATGTAGATCATTTTATAGCATTAAAAAGTGAAGTAGATAATATAAAAACATTAGATCAATCTTATCGTATACCTGGTGGACCAATACATGAATTATCACAAAGAATAATAAGCAAGGTACAAAACAGATTCGATAAAAATTATCAACCAAGAGCAGAGGAAGGCATACTTTGTAGGTACTCCGATGTAACACAAGTAGATATGTCAGAAGGAAACTGGTTGGTATTAGCTTCTGCAAATCATTTTTTAGATGATATAAAAGAATTGTGTGAGCTCCGTGGTTGGTATTATCAGTACAAAGGATCTAATTCTATAAAATTAAAATTACTATTAGCATTACAAAATTGGGAAACATGGCGAAAAGGTGGCACACTAACTAACATAGAAATAAAAAATATTTATGAATATTTAGGGGCTAACGTGACTGAAGGATTTAGAACAGGAAAGCTGTTTAAATCAGAAGAAAAATATACTTTACAACAGTGTAGAGACAAGTATGGTCTACTTACTGACAAAGTTTGGTATGAATCTTTTGAAGGTTTAGATACTATAACTGAAAACTATATAAGAAATATGAGAGCAAATGGTGAGAGAATCAATAAAAATCCTAGAATTATAATGTCAACAATACACGGGGCGAAAGGAGGAGAAGCACAGAAAGTTTTAATTTTACAAGATCTTACGAATGCAGCATTAGAAACATTTCAAAATGATCCTGATGAGTTGCATAGATTATTTTATACAGGTACAACCAGGACCAAAAAAGAATTGCATATTGTTGATCCAAAAAATTTTGACAGGGCATATATACTATGAAAATAAAACCATATACATTAAGAGCAGCAAATGAATATGTTAGACAGCATCATCGACACAGCAAAGTTGTTGTTGGTTGTAAGTTTTGCATCGCTGCTATTAATGAAAACAATGAAGTAATTGGTGTAGCAATTGTTGGTAGACCTGTCGCAAGAAAATTAGATGATGGATATACAGGAGAGATTGTAAGAACATGCACAGAAGGTGTTAAAAATGTCAACAGCTTCTTGTATGGAGCATGTGCTAGAATATGGAAAGAAATGGGTGGCACTAAAATTTTAACATACACATTAGAAACAGAATCGGGAATTAGTTTAAAAGCCGCAGGATACAAACACAAAGAAACAACAAGGGCTTTTTCTGAAGGCACAGGTTGGACAACTAGGAAAAACAGAGAATGGCAACCAAAAGTACACTCGTTACAAAAATATAGGTGGGAAAAAAATTTATGAAAAAAGTTAATAATGTTTGGGAAAAGCAGCATGGTGGGAGTCACTACCAAAAATATAAAATTCAGCCAAGTAAGTTTGTAGTGGAGAATGAATTGCTATATCCTGAAGGTTGTGCTATAAAATATATTATAAGACATCGAGATAAAGGAAAGAAGCAAGACATATTAAAAGCAATACATTTCTTAGAAATGATAATCGAAAGGGATTATAAGTGAGAACAATACAACCACCTTTATTTTCACCTGAAACAGAATGGGTGATGCCTGAAGAACTAAAAGACCTATCTAATTACAAAGAAATAGCAGTTGACCTAGAAACTAACGACCCAGATTTAACTACACTTGGATCGGGGAACGTGGTTGGTAGAGGACACATAGCAGGTATTGCATTAGCTGTTGATGGTTGGTCCGGTTACTTTCCTGTTAAACATGAAAATGGTGGTAACATGGATAAAAAATTAGTTTTTAATTGGTTAAAAGATATATTTAAACAAGAAGATACAACATTTATTTTTCACAATGCTATGTATGATGTGTGTTGGTTACGATTTTATGGCATAGAAATAAAAGGTAAAATTGTAGATACAATGATAGCAGCATCTTTAATTGATGAAAATAGATTGTCTTATCAATTAAATACATTAGCAAGACATTACATTGGTATAGGTAAAGATGAAAAAATTTTACAAGAAGCAGCTAAACTTTGGGAGGTAGATCCAAAAAAAGATTTATGGAGATTACCTGCAATGTTTGTTGGACAATATGCAGAACGTGATGCAGAGGCAACACTTAAACTTTGGCAAAGATTAAAAACAGAATTATATGCACAAGAGTTATGGAGTGTTTTTGAATTAGAATTAGATTTGTTTCCTTGTTTGGTAGACATGAGATTTAAAGGTGTAAGAGTAGATCTTGAAAAAGCATCTAATATTAAAAAAAATTTAATAAAACAAGAACAAGAAATTCTTAATAAAATCAAGGGTTTAACTGGTGTTGATGTAGAAATATGGACAGCAACATCAATTGCAAAAGTTTTTGATAAATTAAAATTACCTTACGACAGAACAGAAAAAACTGATGCACCTAGTTTTACAAAAAATTTTTTAGCGAATCATCCAAATGAAATTGCAAAAGACATAGCTAATGCAAGAGAGATAAATAAATCTCATACAACTTTTATAGATACAATAACTAAACATGCTGTTAACGGAAGAATACATGCAGACATAAATCAAATAAGATCGGATCAAGGTGGGACTGTGACTGGTAGATTTTCAATGTCCAATCCAAATCTGCAACAGATTCCTGCGAGACATAAAGAGTTAGGACCAATGATTAGATCTATATTTATTCCAGAAGATGGTTGCACATGGGGATCATTTGACTACTCACAACAAGAGCCAAGAATTTTAGTACACTATGCAAAACTACAAAACTTACCTGGTGTTGATGGTATTGTAGAAGAGTATCGAAAAGGAGATGCAGACTTTCATCAGGTTGTTGCAGATATGGCAGGTATAGAACGTAAGCAAGCTAAAACAATTAATTTAGGTTTAATGTATGGTATGGGTAAAAATAAATTGATGGCAGAGTTAGGTTTAATGAAAGACTCCGCAGAAAAACTGATTCAAAGGTATCACAGTAGGGCTCCATTTGTTAAGAGTCTTATGGATAATGTTTCTAGAGCTGCTAATGATAGGGGTAAAATAAGGACTTTACTAGGTAGGGCATGTCATTTTGAGTTATGGCAACCAGTTCAATTTGGAGTCCATAAACCATTACCACTAGAACAGGCTAGAAAAGAATATGGAGAGCCTTTAAAACGTGCTTTTACATACAAAGCTTTAAATAGATTAATACAAGGATCTGCTGCTGATATGACAAAAAAATGCATGGTAGCATTATATCAAAATGGTATAATACCACACATTCAAATTCATGATGAAGTTGATATTTCTATTGAATCTGAAAAAGATGCTGAAGAAATAATTAATATTATGGAATCAGCAGTTGAACTTGAAGTCCCAAATAAAGTTGATTTTGATCAAGCGGACAATTGGGGTGAAATAAAATGAGGTACTATGGCTTATTTAAATGCAAACATACCACCAACTTATGCACAAATAAAAAGGGAGTATCTATATGATTTACAAAAACATCACGGAGAAGTTGAAGACTGCATTATCTTTGGTCTTAGCGCTCTTACAGGTAGGAGCATATTATTTCATGCTATTATGGAAAACGGTGCAATATTTTATCGCTTACCAATTAGCGCGTTTATTCAAAAGGGATTTAAGCCATCCAGAGTGCCCTCAAGAAGACTTGATGAATTACAGCTCTGGAATTGTTTTTCTTATTATCCTTCTGTTCATCGTTGGGATATCTTAGACGGACAAGCTGGCAAATACATAGGCAAAGATAAACAGTGGCACCCAGGTAAATATTTATTTACTGTTGACTTTGCACATCCTGATAGTAACATACTAGATACTGATCACTCAGAGATACCGCATGAACATAAATGCGCACACATAATTGCTTTAGATGATGGTAATTTTGCAGCACAACCAAACAATAGATGTATATGGGATATACCTTCGTTTACTGTGAAGGATAACATTCCAGATTGGAAAGTGCAAACTAATGAATGGAACGTAGAGGATAGTAGAGCTTGGCGCACAGAAGATACTGACAAGTTCTTTTATGAAATAGAGGAAAAGAAAAAATGAGTTTAAATTTATGTAATTTATGTGGACATGCACATCGTGGTGCACTTTTGTGTAGTATATGTGGATGCAATTTAGGAGTATTAACTCTTACTGATGAAGTCAAAAATTTTGTAAAGGAGGATAACATGGCTAAAAAAATAATTAAATGGGTATGGAATATAATCTGTTGGCCATTTAAAAAAGTCAAAGACTGGCTTTGGTCGAAATAATTTATGTCCAAGAAACCATTAAATATTTCTGAAGAGGCAGCCGTTCAAATGCCAATGAAGACGGTTGCTTCTTTGATCGCGCTCGTTGCAATTGGCACCTGGGCTTATTTTGGATTGCATGAAACATTAAACAATCACGCTACAAAAATAGAATTAATGCAAAAAGATTTAGAACAAAACTCAGAGTTTAGAATTAAATATCCAAGAGGTGAGTTAGGTCAGTCAAGTGGGGAGGCAGAGCTCTTCATGTTGGTGGAGCACTTAGCAGGTGTTTTAGAAGAAGTAGATAAAGAAGTAAAGAGCATGAGAAATAATGCAGTAAATATAGAATTTTTAAAAGATAGAACAAAAAAACTTACAGAAGACGTAGAAAAATTAATTAGAAATGGATCTGGAGCACACTAATGGTTGAAGTTGTTTTTGCTTTGTTACTAATTGTAGATAATAAAATTGTAGAGCATCGTATTCAAGACTCTCTCAGCGCATGCCTCAAGGCCAAGCGTTATGCTATGAAGGATAAGAGCAGTAAAGATAGGGTAACCTACCAGTGCCTAAAATCTAAGGCTAACATAGAGATATACATGGGAGAAAAAAAAATAACTTCTTTAATATTAGATTGATGACAAA